ACGATGTTTCGGATACGCTGTAGTGTCCATGCCAGGTGACGAGCAACATGCTCGTTCCCAAGCGCTTTGCAACACTTGCAACGGAACTCGTTTGGATGAAAGTTGGGAGGCCAGCCGGGTACCATCAGAATTCCACAAGGCTATAGACTGCTGAGTTAGTACCGTCATTCAAGTAAATCGTAACGCCAGGTTGCATTGCCAGGGTTAGTGCTGCGCCAGGCTGAAGCAGGATGCCAGTAGTAGCAGCCTGCGTAGTGCCAACATAAAGATTAACTGGACCGTGATTAGATACAATCGTTGTTCCGTCTCGGCCAGCAATCTCATCATAGCCGCCAACTACAGTAGCTTTGGTTGTCTTGGTAGCTGAAGTCCAGACTGGATTGTTCTTATTTAAAAAGCTCATTGCTCTTCCTATGGATGCGCCGCTAGTCCGGCATGATAATTCTTAAGTATTTCATCTGCGCTTAAGACACGAGGATAAACTCTTACTGTGTCAATATAACCAGTCCATCGGTTATAAGTGCTTCCAGCTATCTCAAAGATGTCGCCGTTCCCATAATTCTGTACACCCTGCGCATCGCTTTGAACGCCGTTATGATAATGACGGCAGTACCCATGCGTTCCCGGTGTAAAATCAGGCTCCCAAGTAATGGCGATATGATGCCACTCACCACTTCGAATATCAGGAATGACATCTTGCAGACTAAAATATGCTGGCTGGTAAGCATCCCAGTCTAACGGGCCACTTGCTCCTGCTGCGTTTTCACGATGAACCCATCCGCCATTAGGGCCAGTCCTTCGGCACCCCCATAAAGTAACCTGGCCTAGCTCTCCCGCATCGCGAGTTGCCCATCCGTCCAAAGTCCAAGCGGTTCCTGCGTCAATAATGTTGCCAGCAAAAGCTGTGCTTACCATATCATCTGAGCCGGCACCGCCTCCACGAAAATAATAGTTAGCAAGACAAGCACCTGCGTTGTTTGCTGTTCCGTTGTTTCCGTTGGTTGTAATGTCGTGCCAGGTTGCAGTAGATTCCTCACCACTAAGACGAGAAAACCAAATGTCTGCATCACTTGCTGGTACTGGCTGAAGAAGAAATGGATTCATTTCTTCTTCTTAGGTGCAGCTTTCTTTTTAGCTGCTGGCTTTTTCTTTGGTGCTTCTTCTTCATCGGGAACAACGATCTCGTGTCGCACGCTACCTGGTCCGATGTACTGAACAATAACCTTAGGCATTTGAATCTCCTTTACCTGAGCGATCTAAACTTCTTGGCTTCTTTAGTATCTTTTTGCGTTCTTCGCAAAGCGTTAGCTGCTTCTCGTCTTGCTTTAGCAAGAGCAGCCCTTGATAAATCAACTCTCTTCTTTCGTTCTTCCATCCAAAGATGCTCTTTGAATTCCTTTTCTGTCCTGTTTCTTTTCAGTCCTTCAAGATTTTTTACGTTGCCGTAGAAGGTATCGTAAGCCATCTGAAGTTTGTTGTAAGCAATAAGAGCCTGGCTCCTAATAAGCTTAAGACGCCTAAGCTCAGCACCGCTTCTTAGTTTCATCTCGTCATCAATAGGCGTGATAAGAGCCTTGCGGTATTCCTTCAGGGCTAAACGAGCCTGGTTATTAATAGACATCCCGCCGTAAATAGGACGCTCCCTTAAGTGCAGCCTAGTAAAGGCGCTAAACCAATTCGCTACCATGAAGTCCATCTTCTGCTGGGTTGTCCATGTATCCCAATTGATCTGATCTGTTTCTTCCATGTCTCGAATCAAAGGACGGAAGGCTGAGAACCTTGGGTCTTTAGGGCTAACCCCTGTTTCCGTAAGCATGGGCAGCGCAGTCTTGACAGCGTTCCAGTCATCAACACCTAGCAAAGAGCCAGCCAAAGAGGACATTGCTTCTTGCAGGCTCCAGCTAATGCTCCCTTTATCCATGTCAGACTGCTTAGGCATAGCACTCATAATGCCACGGCTGAAAAGATTACCCGTTACATTGAGTATCTTAACAACATCTTTGGGTGTGTTGACTTTGCCTTCAGCTCTTTGATGCAAATAATACTGAACGTTTTTATTTCGCTTTGCACTTGCTGGCAAAGCTTTGTCCGCTAACCACGCTTGCGCACCTAAGATATTGCGTAGCAAAAGAATACTCGCCTCGAAAACATTCGCATTGTTCCAACGCCAAACACCTACTGTGTTTGGCTTGTCACTGCTGCGAATCATTGCGGCGGTTGTACTTCCCGGCTCCATATTGAATCGAGCAATCTCATCAAGATCATTATTCAAAGGATGCTTAAACTGATTGACGGCTAGACCCCAACGAAGAACACGAAGGGATCTCACTGCTTCTCTTCTTGCCATCTTTTGCATGACCGCAGGACTGTTTGTGTAACCACTTGTTCCTGTTAGGTTGTCGCCGAGAATGGAACCGAACACACCTTTTTTAAATCCAGGTATGTCTACCGCTAAGTAAGGAAAGCTAAGAAAGGGGCTTATCAATAAGCCAGCAGCACCAAGCTTATTAGCTCGGGCCATCTTAATAAACCTGGGAACCTCGTTGTAGTTAAAGATGCGACCCGATACCTTTCGGACAGCATAGGAAACTTTTAATTTTTTAAACTCTTTTGCGTTCGCACTTAGGTTTTGTTTGCCTCGGTACAAGTAGCCATCAGATCTTCTCTCGACAATAGTCATACCCTGCTTGCCCGTAGGCAGCGCACGAAACTCTCCAGGCTTAAGAGCATCAAGCTCTTTGGTCACATCAATATATTCTCTAACTGTTTCGGCGAGGCGGGGGCCGTTGTCTTCAAGCTGGTAAATCTGTCGCCTCAATGCCCGATAAGATTGATAGGCTTTGCTCTTAGCGCCAAGACCACCGAGTCCTGAGCCAACCCCTGCCCACCCTGTACCAGATGGTAAAGAGCTTTCGACAGATGCAAAGTCTAAGTTCTGAATGTTAGCATAGTTTTTAATGGCATCATAAGCTTCGATCCTTGGACCCATTTTTCTGCCATACTGCTCAACAAAAGCTGATTCGTTTTTTGAATACTTCTTATAAAGCCAGGCTTCTCTTGCTACTCGGTTATAAAATGTTGTTGGCATCTCACCAGTAAGAAGCCCTGTGACTAAAGAGTGACCAGCTAAATTGCCAACGTTCGTAAGCAAAGAGTTGTAAGTTACGTTACCCTTCATGTCTGAAATAAATTTAGAGAAAGACTTTTGTTGATCCTGCAAAATGCGAGCATCAAAAGCCATACTGTTTAACCATTCGTTATTCATTGAGGAATTATAAATCGAATCAGTTAAACTTTCGTTGTAGGTGTAATCAAAGTTTAGATCAGGATCGACTAAGCTCTCACCCTCACGAACATCATGACGCTTAGGCGCTTTAGTTGCCTTTTCTTCGTTCGTCATTACGTCGTCAAACAAAGCGTTCAGATCTGAATCAACACTGTCTTTATCTTTTGTGAGCATTCTTTCTAAGTCATCAGCAATCTCTTGCAGTGGTCCGTCTTTCTCCCGGAGCCTGCGAATATCTTTTCTTGTGAGATCAGAAATAAGAACACCGTCTTTTTTGAGATTAGTAATCTCATCTTTGATTTCTTTAATCATTCCTTCTGGATCAAGCTCTATAGCGTCAGCAATATCCTTAGCTGTTATGCGTTCAGCTTCATACTTGAGACGGTTATCACCCATCACAACTTTAGTTGCCCTATCAGGAAGCATTAAGGGCATTGCATCTTGGTGAACAAGACGACGAATAACAATGCGAGCAGCGATTTCTTCTTTCGTCATGCTTTGGTCAATACCAAATCTAGCCATCTCCTGGTTGCGGATCTTATTGAGGGCGAGGACTTTAGTCTGCGCTGTCCATTGGTTGTTCAGGTTAGCAAACGCTTCAGCTTGAATCTCTATAATATCTTTTTTCTTTCCGGCTTTTTTTAGATCATCAAGCGCCTCGAAGAGAGCCTCGGGAATGCTTACAGCACCAAGAGCTTTACCTTTCTTTCCTTTGTAATGGAAAATATCTGGCACCGTTCTAGTTGCTACCTCGAGCAAGCCCATGGCCGTCATTGGACCGGGAAGATTAAGCGAGTAATCAGCCATTCTTTCTCGGCCGGTAAATGGCATGTTGAAGTTATCAAGGTATTCGTTAAGCTGGCTCTTTACTCGGTCCTTTGTTGCGTTATCGAAGGTCGTATCAAGCATGCTTTCCAGCTTAGATATAACCTTGTCTCCAATTATAACCTTAGCTTTTTCAGAGGTGATAAGAGTAAGCCCACTGTTCCAAATGTCCATCTGTCCTAGCTGATAAGCATCACGCTGGGTTTTTGACATGCCCAGTTCTTCAAACTTATTAAGCGTTTTCTTAAGCTCTTTAGCTAGCCAGGTTGGAACAACTGTGTCACCAAGGTTTGCATACACTCGATCCTTATAACGATAAGGATCTTTAGGTGCTTTTTTCTTTGGGCGTAACCGATCAAGCTTCTTGGCTGCGTCCCAAATGTTCTTTGTCATCTGCTCCCTGGGGACACTCAACTTATCAGCGGCAGTCCTGATTGCGCTAATTGATGTTTCGACAGCAGCGACCTCACGAGCCCTTGCCTCTTTGCTCATCGGGACTTGGTTCGAGGTGTAGCCAGCGCCGCGATCAACATGGTTTGCCTGGTCCGCAGCTACAACTTTCTTTGTGGCCTCGCGGAGTGCAAGCTTCTCATGGGCGGGAAGATCAAGTTTATCTATAGCGTTAATTATATCTGCATCAAGCGGACGACCCGTTCCCTTTTCACTGGCCCTGGCTTTGTCTCTAAGCCTGGTAACAAGACGTTTGAACCCTGGGGTAACACCTTCGACCTTATCGCCTTTCCAGATCTTCCTGGCTGCGTTTGTTGCCTCGTAAGCTCTTGATCCAGGTGTCTTTAAGCTTTCTGTCTCAGCTCTTTGGATGGCTGTGTCAAGCTGCTCAAGTAAACCTGCTGCCTCTTGAAGGGGGGTTCGCCCAGTTTGTCTTGCCCTGCTTATAGCAGCAGAACCAACACGAGAAAGGACTGCCCGATCACCAGAGCGTCTTTGCTCTCCAGTCTCAGACATGTATTCATATTTGTTTTGGCGGCCGCGCTCGCCTTGGCGAACATCTTCTATGATGTTGTCATAGATATCCCGTAATGCTGTCACCCTTTGGTCGAGGGTAATATCCTTATTAGCGAAGGCGGTTTCAATGGTGTTGATGTCTTTAGCTAACTGCTTGCCTAGTTCAACACCATCTTTAGCTTTATCAAACTGAATGGGGCGTGACGTAGCTAAAGCCTCAGCGGGACGGTCGCCTTCTAAATAACCAAGGACCTCCTCGTGGGCGTTCTTGTATTTGCTTGGATCACTTGTTCGAGATGGTTGGCCTGGCCCAGGTGCTTTCCCGTAGTTCTTAGAGATGTGTGGATTGGGTCCACCAGTAGCAGCAGCCCATATAGCTTTTTTAATTTTTAGTGGAACGCTATCGTCAGCGACAAGACTCCGAGCAAACTTATACATCTCCGAGCTTCTCTTGTTGCGCGGTAAGTTTGCTATTCTTTTGAAGTTTGTTCTGAGTCGGTTGAGATTCTTCTCAGAAAAAGCTTCAACCCTTTTTCCTTTTAGCTCCTCAAGTAACGGAGGAAAGTTATCTCGCCAAAACGCATCGCCAACAGGGTGAGTAATTTTACCTGCACTATCTAACGCTTTTTTAAATGCCGGAACCTGATTGTATTTTTCGCTCAGAATTTCCCGCATCAAATCTAGGTTTGTTGCTTTGTCTACATCTTTACCGTGACCCTTGGATTTAGCGGCCTTGCCAGAAAGCTCTTGGAACCCATGAACATATCTTCCTGACTTGTGTGCCTGGTAAGCGCCTTCTGCTGTTTTAAATTTCTTACCCCGAAACGTAAACGGAGCATCAGCAAAGTTGCTAAGGATTTTATTTTGGCCTTTACCCCAATGAACAGGTGTATCTAAAGGTTTGCTTTCTTTGGTTAGCTCAACAAACCCAGCTTCCTTTTGGGCTTTTAGTTCTTCAGGCGTAAGCTTTCTTTTGCTTGTTGCTGTTGCCTGGCCAAGCTTTCTCTTGGTTATTCCAGTTGGGGCCTTCCATGTACCAGGTGCAACCTCTTTATAATCCCACTCAGTAAGAAAGGATGCGATCTCCCTTTCTCCGATATTGTAATCGCGCTTTCTGTTTGAAGGAGTGTCGGTAATGATTGTTGCCTTGGCAGCAAGGGCTTTACCTAGCTCGGCTTCATCAAGCTTAACTCTACCTTTTCTCTTTCCTTCGGCTGAAACAAATACGGTATCGTAACTTGAGTACTTGCCTGTATTGGCTAACTCGCCCCAAGCTTTAGCGTAAGCATTGGTGCTGCTTTTTTTACTGCCTTTACCAATAAACTTTGTGGCCTTGTCAGACTTAGCTTGGTCTTTAGCGGTAAACTTATTCTTTACGGGCAGCTTAACACCGGGTGGCTTGGGCCTGTCTTTTTCTGCTCGTAGTTGCGCTGCCCTTCCTTCGGCTGCTTCTACCCCGCGTCTAAAGCTAGCTATCTCTTGGGGTGACGGATCTAAGGTATCGACAACTTTACCTTCGCGTATGGCTGTCTGAGTACCAGGCGTGCTTCCTCTCCCCGCCGCCTCAAAGGCTGTAATCATTTCGTTGGGATCACCGGGCCTTGTAATTCTTTCGGTCAGGGGTTTATCAGAAGGCTTATAGGGCCTTCCCATATACTCACCTGTACCTTTGGTAGATCTTTCCGTTCGCTTAAATGTAACGGGAGTTGTTTTTTCCTGAAGGACGGCTGCAATGCCTGGGTCTTTCGCCTTGGGCTTAGGCTGTGGCTTTGCTTTGGCTACTCCAAAGGGGCGGACATCATCGGTTCCGAGCCGATTGAAAACACCTTCATCAAAAGCCCTTTTCGCTGTTGCTTCATCAGGAATATCTGCAATACCATGACGATCAATTTCCTGGATAATATTTAGAGCTTCTTTTTTAAGAAGTTTTTCTCCGGGGTATTTTGTAGATTTCAGGATTGGAATATCGGCTTCGAGTGGTAGCCTCATACCTGTAGGCAGGTGTGTAACAGTCCAATTCGGCTCTCTTTTTGTCGAGGCCAGACCTTTGTGAACAGCCCAGTTGCCAATAACAGCAGCCTCTTTCTTCGCAGCACCATCCCTATATTTAATCTCGACCGTTTCTAGTACCGGCTTCCTTGGCTCGTACGCTTCTGGTGGGTCATAATCAGTCACCCCCATTTCGCTTGCCCTTGCTCCTAAGGGCCTTTGCCTTTCGCTTACACCAAGCTCAGACATTGTAAATGTGGCAATAGGATCAGCAGGAGTAAAACCAGATTTCACAAGAGCAACGTCGCCACCATCCCCAACGTTGCCTAAGTCTTTTCGCCTAAAGACAACAACGTAGTCGCCATATCCCCATTCAGTAAATGGTGTTGGTGTAACACCGCCGGAATCAAATCCACCTTCTTTTGTAATAGAAAACGCAGAATCCACGTCTGTCGTGTGGAAAAGATAATCTCCAGAAGGTGTATCAATGCCGTCTTTAAGAATATCTTTTAGTAGCTGTTCTCTTTCTGGGCCTTCTAACCACCTTGGTTTATCTTCTGCCATCCACGGTCTTGCTGCTGGTGATTCAGGCTTACGAGGCTTAGGGATCTCAGCTTCAAGATCAACCTTACGCCCAATGGAGCCACGCTCAATCAAGCGAGCAAGCGGAGTGCCGGCAACAACAGCGCCAGTCCAGGTAATGGGATAGTAAGCAGAATCATCTGCTGCTTCCGATACCTTGCGGGCTTTGCGGTTTTGTTCCCTGATTGCAATGTCTACTGCGCTTCGACCAAACTCATCATAGAGTTTAGTCATTAGCTTCCCAACGGCTCCGTCTTTGCCTTGGGCTTCTGTCACCATTTCAATCTGAGCTTGCTCAAGCTCAAACATGAATGCTTCTTTTTGGGTTTGCTTTGCCGCTTGTTCGTTTGCTCGTGCTTGGAATGATTGCTGCGCTTCTCTAGGAGAGCGGCTTCGAGGAACGTCCTCTTCCCATCTACCTTCTTTCCCTAGAGCCTCAAGCTCGCTAACCAAAGAATCAAGACCTGGGTTATCAGGACTCCTTGATAACCACTCATCAAGAGCGACATCAACAAGGCGAAGGTTCTGCTCAAGGTTGCTTATTTGTTCTTGCTTGTATCTTTCGCTCCATCTTCCTTCTGTAGAAGACTGCTTAAGAATAGCGATCTCTTCCTTGATTGATTCCTTAAGGTTTTCTGCCGCACGGTTAGCAGCATCAATCATAAGAAGACGATTCTCTTTGATCTGAGCGTCTTGGTCAATAATCCGGTAGACGTTTTCGCCGCTTCGAATTGTGTACGTTTGACCAACACCAGTGGGGCGCTCGCCCGTTCTGCCAGTAGGCTCGTCTGTAGGGCTAAAGTCTCGGGTCCGCCTCTTGTCGGTAAAGGCATCGGGACTAGCTTCCCAGGTAGGGGCTTCAGGGCCGGCAGCTTCGATTTGAGCTAAGACCTGACGCACCGTTGCTTCATCATAATTTTTACGAAGCTCCTTGGTAAAATCCTTAAGGGCTTGGTACTTAATTTCTTCAGGGGGTATACTTACACTCCCTTTTTCTTGCGCTTCTTTTACTGCTTTTCTTCGATTAAGTTCTCTTTGAAGATCATTAATTTCATTGGCTAAGTTAAGAGCATCGACATCTTTGGTTGGCCCTTTAACTCTTACCTTTTCTCCTGCTAATTCCCTTTCGGTATTGTCAGCTATTTCAGATAAAAGACGTTTAAGCTCAGCTCCTTTGGATTTAATATCTGATATAATTTTTGCTTCTGAGTTCCCCCTTAATTGAACACGGTATTTTTCTCGGGGCATTCTCGCCATCCACCTAGTGCCTCCGGGAGAAGGCTCTCCCCCCTTAAGGGGGGGAGCCTCTCCTCGCCTCGCTGTCGCGGTAGGAGAGACAGTTACATTAGGTGGCAAGATAACTTCTGAATCAGGGAGGCCGGCGATTGTCCTTCGCCCAAACATCCCCTCTCCTCGCTGTACTTTTTCAATGTATGCTGGCGATTCTAAAACCGAGTAACCACCAGGAACACCATTGGGATAATTATCCACCTCGTTAAGAGCCATAACCATGGCAGCCGTACCGGCTGTAGCCTCACGGGTTACATCAGCTATTGTAGAAGAAGCCTGGCCAGCCTGCTCTGCTAGCTCAGCATCCGTCTGGGCTTGATACCCACTACGGGTAAATGTTCGGCGGCCCCAGTTTGCCATGCCTTTATATCTATCTGACTTGAGAAGGAATCCGTGCATTGTTCCTGCAAGGGGGTGCATAATCCCAAGCTGTGGTGCACCGGTCCAAGCCCAGTAAAAAGCACCACGAGCACCAGCCGCCGCAACATCACCCCAGGTTCTATCAACAAGCTTCCCAGCAACACGCTCGGAAAAACCAGGGGTTTTATCTTGCCCCTTAGTAACTTTTCCCTTGTCCCTAATCTTGGGCCTAAAAGGTAAGGGAGTATCAGCTATATCTTTTAATACCTTATAGGGCTTTGTTCCTTTTGCCCATAAAACAGGGGCGCTTTCGCCGAGCTTTGCTGCCGCTTGCGCAGCAGCAGACTCTTTAATTAAAGCACCGCCCTCATCTTTAATGCCAAGGCCCTCGAGCCTTCTCATCATGGCATCGAATTGCGGGTCGCGCTTTCTCATTCTTTGAACAATTTTACCGCGCTTTGTTGTGATCGGCATTTTTGCTGCACGAAGAAGGGCCGGGCCAAGAACAGCCATCATTAGCATTGGCTTCCTTGCTAACTGAGGAAGAGGAATGCCTAAGATTTCATTGTTTTCATCGGGAGTAAGAGCGGCAATGCCAGCACCTACCGTACCTGCTGTGCCCTGCCTTCCCATATTCCATGCAGCTTGAAAGGGTGTCTGGTTTTTCTGGAGGGTCCCTGCGCCAACAGCAGAGGCTAGAAACTCAATAGTCCCAGCGCCCATGTTGAGAAAGTCTTCTTCCCAACCTTCCCACAAGCCAGCATCTCGAGCGATCAATGCTTGGACTTCATCGTTAAACTGCTTGTGAGCTTCGATCATTGCCCCATAAAGAGGAAAGTCAATCTTTCTTTGGACCTCAAAACTGTCGTTATAAATTCCGAGAGTTTCTTTGTCGGCGTTTAGCTCTCTTAGCTTCTTCCAGAATTTTGGATCAGCTTTATAGATCGGTGTATTGTGGAACCCCTCATTAAAACTCAGACCCAAAAAACGTGAGATAGGTCCTTCACTCTCAGATCTTAATGTAGGGAATCCTTGCTGCTCTAAAATCTCAGGTTGGTACACAACAACGTTGCGCATGTGCTCACGGTCTGCTTCATCAAGAGCTTTTGCTGCTTCTTCTCCGTGCTTTTCTGCGTAGTCCCTAAGAAAATAAAGACGCTGCTCGTTTTGATCGAAAGCTGCATTTCGCCTTTGCTCAAGGGCTTCTGCTCGCAAGTTGTGCGGGCCACCGCCCATAGCATAGTCAGCAACCTCTAAAACACCGTGGGCTGCGCCACCTATAAAACCAGGAACAAAAGATGCTACTTTCCTAGGCCAGCTATACTCTTCTTTCTTTTCGGCCATCTCCTTGAATTCGGCTTCTCGATTAGCTTTTAGCTGCTCTTGAAACCCAGCTACCGCACCAAGAGGACCGCCCCCAATTCGATCAAGCCTTGCTTGTGCCTCAGGAGAAAGAGGGGCGTCACCTGTAAAACTTTGGCTTACCTTCTTAAGAAACTCTGATTCTGGGGTAGGTCCTTTTTGTGTCTTAGCAATATATTGGCGTAATTTGGCTCCTTCTTCCCGCTGCTCTCGAGTAAGCTCTTTCCGCTCGCGACCTCGTGATCGAGCAATGTTCTCAGCAATACGCCTACCTAATTCACTCATTCGTCAGGTTCCTTCTTTCGGGGCTTTGGGTCCTGGCTTCTCAACGACCTTTTCTTTTTTCTTGGGCGTTTTTTTGTTTTCTTTTGCAGCAAGGGCTTTGATCTTTTTGTAGTTCTTCATGATGTTTGTAACGTAGTGGTAAGTCTCACCATCACGAGTCTTCCACCTTAGCTTGCCCTTTTTGGTTTTTAACTGTTTTCCGTCTTTTCCTTTTAGAGGAATCTTATTTCCTTTTGCGTCCCTTAAAAACACTGATCGTTTTGGGTTCATCAAGCCGCTATAAAGCTTACCTGTTTTTTTGCTTCTTCTAGAATTCTTTTCAAACCCTTCATTTCTAAACGCACTAAGCCCGGCATTGTAAACAGCCATGATCTTTTCGTTTTCTTTGGGGTCGTTTTTCTTAAGTTCCTTAGCCACAATAAGTCGTTTGCGAAGAAGGTGTAAAAACTTAGCTCCTGATTCGGCTGCTACCGACTCATCAAAAAGGGTCTTAAAGTCTTCAGGTTTACCACCAATATCAAGCCACGCTGAAGGTGTCATCTGAGTTAGGCCGATAGCATACTGATCTGACACAGCCTTGTCATGGTACTTGCTTTCCTGGTCAGCAAGGGCAACATACAAGTCAGGATCAATCTTGTATTTTTTAGCAGCAGCCCGAAGAAGATTAACTCTTCTCGCTTTGTCTTTTGCGGATACAGCAGGAAGCCTTTTCTTTTTGTTTCTAGCGCCAACCGCCATTGCCTTATAGGTTGGAAACTCGTGGGTTACTATTTTGCCGCCAATATTTTGCTTAACTTTTTTTGTGCCAGTTGATTTAGGCTCAACTCCCAGGTTCCTATAACCAGGAATTATTTTTTCAATTGTTTCTGCGGGAACCCTATCTCTTCTTAGTCGTTCAGCATGAACCCGGGGGTCATAACCAGGCGAGCCGTACCGGGGTAATCCATAAGTAAATTTATCTCTTAGTCGCTGTCTTGCTGCTTGAGAACGAGCCTCCTGTTCCTCTTGCCTTGTAGGAATTTCCACTAAGCCAGGCCAATGAGAGCCGGGCCTGCGGCCTGGAGATCCTGAAGGCGGTGGCTCCAGAGGGGATATCCGAGGCCCGTCATCGCCTAGTGGCATTCCGGTTGCCGGGTCAGTATCGCCTGGTAATACGTTGGAAGCAGGCGTAGGCGCAACCAGTGGAGCAACCGGTGGAGCCGGAGTGGGCACTGGAGCCGGGGTGGCTACTGGAGCAGGAGCAGGTGCCGATGTCGGGGCAGGTGTTGAAGCAGGCATTTCAGCTTTTCCTGCCGCAATAGCTAAAGCTTGCGAAGTCGGAATAGTTTGTGTTGTATCTGCATCTGCCGATGCGGGTGGGGTTGCGACACCACCACCTTGAGTGGTGGTGGCGCTTCCACCAGTGCCGGACGAAGGCGCTGCTGATGAGCCATACTTTTCGCGTAGCCAATGGAGCGTACTAACCTCTTCTTTACTTAGGTTGTTAACCCTGCTTTCCCCGGCATCGCGCTCTTTTCGTTCCAGCCTCTTAAGAAGATCTTTTTCTTGTAATTCAATTACACCAAGCTGACTAAGGTAATCATCGGGGTTTTGACCGCCCATAGTCATCCGACCGTAACCGGATTGCTCCATTTCTCTTCGGTAGGCCATAAAGTCTGGATGGTTTGCGCTCATAAATGGAGCAGCATAACGCATCTTACTAAGGGCCGACCGATAACGACGAAGGCGATCGATTCCATCTGCTAGGCGCGGGTGCTGAGATCGAGCCAAGATACTAACAGCCCTGCGAGCAAGGCTCTCTCGGATAGCTCTCTTTACGTTTTCATTATCACCAGCAGCTCTTAGTGCTTCTCTGGCATAGTCATCACTAAGACGAATGGTAGGAGCTTCACGAACAACGCCGTCTTTATCTGTGAACTGGCCTTGATGAAGAACAAACTGAGGAAGCGCCGTAAGCCGTGCGATATCTTCCGGCTTAAGTTGCCCGGTATTGGCTCTTTGAATTAAGGCAGCGGCATCTTCTCCTACGCCAATTTGATCAGCAATAACACCAGAGGCTTCAAGGTCCTGACCCACAGGGCTAGACAAGGGCTTTGCTAGGTTTTCAAGATCAGACGATTGAACCTTAATAAACTTAGGTGGAGCCGGGTCTTTAGGCAGCGGGCTGGCAGATGCAAGGCGCTTGTAGTCTTCGCTTACAAGCCTTGACGGATCACGAGTAGGATCAGCAAGAAGACGCCCGCTACCAGGACGATCCCATGCGCGGCGCATTGCATCATAACCTTCTGCACGCGCTTTAGTGTCTTTAGCTCCAACAACATCTCTTTGGCCCGCTCCATAAGATTGACTCTCAAGTAGTTTTCGCTCTTCTTCGTTAAGTGTAAGGTACTGAGTACCCCACATCCCTGTGTCTTTACCTAGTTTATTCTCTTTTCTTGCTCGAGCTAAAGCGGCGCGGCTACGAGAAAATCTAGACACGGCATCAGAGATCGTACCGCCTACTTTATCGACAACATCTAACCCAACCTTCAGTCCTTCAGGCGTAGCAAAGCGTTCGCCGACACGCTGGCTTTGCGTTGGTTTAAATTCGGCGGCTTCAAAGTTAGCCTTAAATACTGATGGGGGTAGAATTCGTGCCATGATTAATCCCAATTACTTTCAATGCGCAAAGCGCCTTGGCCTTTGAGATAATATTCTTCTAACTCATCAGCAGCCTGAGGACTCTTAACTCTAATGCGAGCAATCATAGCTCGAATCTTACGGTATGCGCCTGCTTCGTCGTCATCCCAAAAACCTTGAGCATCCTGAATGGCTTGCTCTGCTTCTGTCTGGCCTTCGGCGTAAGCTTCCTGGTAATCCGAATCTTTATCACCTTGCTGTGCTGCATATTCTTCAGCCTCAATAGCTGACTGAGCAGCAGCTTGTTCGGCCGAAAGAATCTTGTCAGTATCCTGCGCTCTTTTTGCAATGCCGGCCATTTCAGCGTCTCTGCCTACTTGTCCGGCTGCGGCAATAGCGCCACCTCCAGCACCCATTCCGGGTTGCATACCCATTGCTGTAGCCTGCGACGCACCATAACGAATAGCCTTTTGGTTTTCGGCTGCTTGCTGACGAAGCGTTCCCACGGCACCCGCAGCGGCTTTAGCCTGCCCTTGTCTTAGGGCGATGGCCCTTTTCCGCCTTTCGTCTTTGTCTTTGTAGGTTTGTGCTGCCCCACGCTTCGCTGCGTCAGTAGCTAAAAAATCTGATGCGTCTTTTGCCATTTTAAATCACCGTCTTCTTGCAGATCAAATAAACCCAGTGGCCACCGTAACCAACAATTGTTTGAGTTGATCCCCATGTTGTAGGACTAACAGCGCCGTTAGAAATTTTCCACCGAACATCTAAAACCTGTTCGCCATTAAGCGTTTTAGATGGCGCAGTATCAATGTTTGTTCTTGGTCCTGTGTCACTGTTGCCACTAGCAACAAACAAAGGTTTGCCTTGAGTAATGTAGCCGGAACCACCGCTTCCTTCTACCGGACAACTAATAAGATCCCAGGAGTAACCATAAGCAGCTCCAGTAGAAGAAGTGTGCCTATAGTCACCGCGATCAATAAGCTTTGAGCTTATTGTGCTTGGAAGCCAATCAACAAAAGCTACTTGTTGTAGCGTGATGTTATCAGAACGATGACCAGACATAATGCCAACACCAACCTCGTGCTTTAGGTTAGGTGCAACAGCATGTGTCGGGCGATATGTTGCCGAATTATCGGGCGCTGTATAGTTTACAGCAACAATAACATGATGAATACTAAGTGGATAATTAATCGGAATAATAGCCCGATCAATTGTTGTGTATTTGTTTCCAGCAATATCTACCCAGGGCATTGTCTCAAAAGGTAGATCCCCACCAATCCCTCTTGTTACACGCGGACCACCACTAACATGAGGCCAGCTTGCAAACATAGGCACCGAAATAACTTCGTATCCAGCGTCAACAGAAAGACCTTCCTTAGGATAAGTCATTCCCCATTTGTTGTACCCGCCATAAAACTTTCGCTGAATAATTGAATCAATAAGTTTAAACCCAGTATTCACACCATCATTTGTGTCGGCCTCAATAGGGGTATCTGCATTAGGAGTAACATGAGCCTGAGTAACAAAGTTTCTGGGGCTAAACGGGGTTTGGTTATATCCTTCTCCAGCCACTTCTCTTGTTCTGAGCTTTGTTTTAAACTTAAGGCTAATAAATAGAGACACAACAGTATCAATGCCGTGCGGAGTCACCTGAAGAAGATAAGAGTTTTCGTGCGTAAACGGAATAGCAATACCAGACTGAACATGGGGATTAAGCCGGGAATAAGGATTCAATAAAGCTATTTCAGGTACGGACAAAGAAAAGACTTCGTTGTTGTAATCGTTATGCGCAGAGGGGTCCATTGCATGACTTTTGATGCTTAGATCAAAAGAGAACGCTTGCCCCATAACAGGAAGACCAACAAGGCCAGGGCCTTCAGTAGCCGGTCTGATAGAAGCGCTTTCTCCGCGAGTGTCTTGGCCAACAGAAACTTCAATAAGCTCATAGTCAGTAATGAGATTAATGTTTGCACCAAACTCTTCTTGCAGAGGCGGCAAAACAAAAGGAACAGTCAGGGTTGAAGTTTTATTAAAAGATGCGCCTGACGAAAAGTCATTAGCCAAAGGAAAGTTTATATTAACTCTAAAGGTGCCTTCCTCTTTTTCGTATTGGGCCGAAGGTATGCCAGACGTAGTGAGATCAGCTAGGGCCGCAGCGATAGGATCAAAGATGTGCTCAACAAGAAGCTTTATACCTCTTGTCATTCTTTTGAATGTGGTCATCTGAGCCTCTCAAGGAGAGCCAGAGTTAATGTAGGGATCATTGTCTGCCATGGTTTATCACCCCAAGGTGATAAGCCAGAATCAGGAAGGATCAAAGCAAACCTAAGACGAGAAAAAGGAGGAATGGGAATTCTTAAATTTGAATCTTTAATATGAAGCGTGGTGTCATAACCAATACCCATACCTACAAGATCGCCCGTGTTTAAAGTTGGCTCCATATCAGCAGAAAATGCAGCGACAGAAGGAACCCCAACAGCCTTAATCATGTAACTGCTCGCGTCAAAGTTGTACTTATGATAAAGAACGGAGTTTTCAATTTGAATATTAGGAATAAAAGGGCTGTCTACCGTGATCTGTAAATGAATATCGTTTGCTGATTGACCAACGCTTCTATTAGAAGGAAGGGTTGACGGTTCATACACATAGCCATTTGCATACTCAGTAGTATAAGAAGCTAGAATAGCATCTACAGAATCTAGAATTACCGGATCTTCGCCTATAGAAAAAGAAGTTGTCCAGGCAACTTGTCGCCCACCGCTTGAGCCACCAAGGTGATATAACCCCGTATCACTAAAAGGGTTTTGGTAATCGAGCCTATTCCCTTTAAATCTAAACGCGTTCATTACCTCATCATCTGCTGATCCAGTATAGTTATAAACAGGAAGATAAGGGAAAGGCATAAAGGAGTTAGCAGGTGCACCGTCTGTATGTAGCTGAGCATCGGCCTCTGCTGTCCAAGGTAAGTACTTTAAAACAATTTGTGACTGAAGCCACCGATTCTTAAAGTCGCCATCAGGTACACTGTTAATGTAATCCTCTAAATCCTGGAGGCTTTTTTCGAGGCGATCACCGTCAATTGTCGTCCCGTCAGAAAATTGCTCTGTTGTAAAATGGCGAATAGATGACATCAGGTTATCTCTCCACCGACATTGGTTACTGTAGCTGCGTGGGTATGGCCCGAGTAATTCGAACCAAGACCTACAAAAACATTACCAGCACCGCCGTTTAAATCTTGAATAGCAAAACCAGGAAGATTTAACATTACCCCGGAATCAGCACTCGACCGAAACGAGCAGCCAGTAAAAACAGCTTTAGCCCCAGACTTTACAAGAACAAAACAAAGGTCTGTTGTAGCAGCATTTGATGCTGAGGCGTTTGCTTGCCTTTGGAAAATACAGTTAGTAAAAACAACCTTAGCCGGCGAATGAACAACAACTAGATGATTTGTGTTCTTGCTGGATTTAAGCTGCTTAAAAAATAAACCATCAACTTTTGTAGAAGCTTTAAACTCAGTAAGCTCTGTTACAATAGCCCCTGGGGCTCCTTTAAGGGAGCCCAGGGGCTTTTCAAGGACAACACCCTGGTGCTCGCCGGAGCCAAGCAAAAACTCATTATGAGAAGCACCTGGCTCCTCTAAGGCGTCACCAGCATCTACCTGGTTAATATCACCAAACCCCCACAAAGGACGGGTTACAGAGTTTATGATTTCGTTAGCTGTCGTGCCTAGGACCTCGAGATCCCCAAAAGAAAAGCCGCTCATCTTCCGGTCCTCCTTCTTGAGCCAGCACTACGGAAAACCCCTAGTAAGCTTTGGAGGCTTAGCGATTCAGCTTTATCCTGAATAAAACCAAAGACCATATAACTAATGCGCTGCCCCTTAACACTGTCAGAAGTAGCAATCATATCTGTTTGCTGATCGTCGATCAGGTAATTACCGTAAAAATTATTACCCTGACTTCCCCATTTAGGATCACCAGAAAAAGTTCGAGCAGCCATATTCCCTGACGTGTTTCTAAACCGGGACCGGATCGTTCCTTTGTCCTGAATCTTTTGGATGTCGTTATCGTAATCAACAATCTGAGAGGTGTACTCTTTAGAGTTGGAACCTAGAATCACATTATAAAGACCCCATATCCAATTAGGAACAAGACGATTAGCCTGTAGGCCACGACCGTGAGAGTTTAGCTTAGCGTAAATCCCCCGAGCCTTTAGCCATGTTGAGCCCTGAGTAACCTCATCGGACTTATAAGCCCAGTCTACGCATTGAGCTTTTGCATTATCATTGTGTGAATCGGCAGACCCAATCCAGGTGCGAATCCAAACCAAGGCCCCAAGGGGGGTTCCTACCGCCGCACCGGCATGGTCAATAGTCGCCAAAATAGGAGCAATGCCCATTCCGTTTACACTTGATGCTGTTTTCTTTTTAAAGCGCACATAAATAAGAGGATTCTTAATGTTGGTTCCAATATTAAGATTAGGGTCAGTGGTCCACCCAGAAGCCGCAGCATGATTCCCGTTACATTTAATTGTAATGTATTCGCCTGTTCCGCTAGCAGTGCCCGCCGCATCTGTCCTTAAAGCATAGCCACCAGCAGTAGCAAAAATAGCAGGACCGGAAATAACTCGCTCAGTCGGAAAACGAACCGTTACGGCGTGGCCTACGGATGCTGCCTCGGGGTCCCACTCATCTTTATCAAACTTAAAACGAAGATCGTAACCTGTAATAGGGTTTGTGCTGTCTGGGGGAACAACCTCAATCGGCAACCACCAATGAACATCGCCTGTTGCTATGGTTGTTTCTTCGAAGGGGGGCTCGAAATAATAGCAGCCATTGAAGAAAGCAGTATCGGGAGGGATAGCCGGAACATACTTACCGCACCCCAGACGATTATCTTCCTTGTAACTTGAGCGATCAAGTGCTCCTCCATGCCCGAGTTTACAGATAACAAAATTACTACCAAGGGTAGGAGACTCAGGCGCTGTTAGTGTTGCAAAGTTTGGATAAGTATTAGGCGCATTAGTAACAATCGTTTGCCCTGCATCGGGAATTGTATCTCTTGTTACACCACAAACCGAATAGAAGTCTGAGGTGGTTCCAACAATCCATGGGCGCAAAAGATTAGATGTTGCACTTGCGGTAGGAGAACCCCCAGCATCAACGTTAACCGAAGTCTCCATTGGCCACCAAGACCATAAACCACCAAACGCCCATGCTCCATTAATGCTAGGGCAGCCCATAAGAAGGGTTCGTTTTTCGTGGTTGTAAGCTAGTGTTGCTTGATCTGGATCAAAACTAAGAAGAGTACGAGGAGGAGAAACGGTATCAATATTAACCCAGCCGTTGTTCGCCTCATAGTAGCTAGTCATTGGGTTAGTCATTAAACCATGACCACCAAAGAAAGCGCGGATCGGTTCCGAAATTTCTTTGATTGATGTTCCGCTAGAAGAAAGAAAGACACCTGAATTTGCAACCCAGACCAGATCGTTTTCCATCATAGTAATAGCTTGTTGACCAACACACCCTACACTCTCACTTACTTTTATTGGCGGGCGGCCCTGAGAAATAATTGTGCCTTCACTAGGAACATAAACAAACATTTCCTTTTTCGTGAAGATAATAAGATTTCCCTTGAAGTCGTACATTGCTGTGACCTTCTCGGTGGAAGGCACGTTAATAAAGTTTGTTGCTATAACATTGTTGGGGCGACCCGGATCAGAAAACCAAATCTCATAATCCGTAGCATAGGCTATGCGCCCACGGAATCCTGTAGCTGCAACCACTTTTGATATATTGCTTTTGCTTGCGTAGATAAAACCATCGGAAAAGATGCCGTCAGCAAAATCAATACGATCAATTAATGCTGATTCAGAATAGCCGGAAGACCAACGAAATAAAGAATCAAGCTGAGTTTGGGCTGTTCGGCTGGCACCAAAATCAGCAGGATTATAGATAAAGACGCCCGCGCTTGGCGAGCCAAAATAAATGCGGCCACGGCTACCAAAAAAGAACCAGTCTGATTTTTTGTTTCCGGAAACAAATCGACTGTTATCTATATCAAACGCTGTTTCATAAGTGCCATACCATTCAGACGGAAACGTGCCTGAAGCAGTAATGTCTTCAAGCTTTGAGCTTGAGCCAAACTCAGCAGTCTTGTGAGAGAGAATTTCTTCCCAAGACCGATCAGTTGTAATGTCGTAAATGCGAACACAATAAACTAAAGAAACATTTCCAACCCTTGAATCAGCCCCTAGTGAGCCGACTTGGGCTCGAGCAAGAAACACGGAAAGAATCTGCTCGTTACCAAAAATTGTTTTTATATGATAACTTCCAAAATGTTTTTCATATCCGAAATTATTGTTTGTGAAATACTTAGACGGGGCAGTTGCTTCATTGTAAGTAACGTCATTACCAAGTGTTGTATCTAACTCAGACAACACACCCCAACCAGGACGTACAGATACGGCGCCCTGGGCAAGCCACAGATTTTGAGCCCAGACACCACGGACAACACCATCTTGCTCAAGGCCCTTGCTGAGAAGCTCTCTTTCGTTCCCTGGTGTTGCCATGTTTTAAATCCAGTTATCGTATTCACTAACGTATTGAGAGCCTTCTCGACTTCGACCTGACTCTAAAAATCTATTAAGGTCTTTTAGTTTCCGCTCTGTTTCTTGAAGCAATGCAACGTTATCAGCACCATCACGAATGGCATAACGACGATAAGCATACAGCGGAATCATGTCATGGAAACCATCGAGATCATCAATATAATCTGAGGCCGCAGCAAAATTTACATCATGAAACGGTACATACTCTAAGCGAAAAGCCGCAGTATCCGTAGCGTAAGTAATGATCTTTTTGTTTACGAAGGTATAGCACCAGGTATTAAGCGTTCGCTCGGAAGGCATTGAATCGAGATAGCGAATAACCTCGTTGTTCGTTAGGTCATTAACCCGAGCGAGACGAAGCATTCTCTCAAGCTTATTAGGCGCTACCGCAGCAGAACCTAAAAGAGCAGGAGTTGTTGCTGTCAGATCAAGAATGCCGCTTGTGGGCATCGTAAATAAAAACTCTTTGGAGTAAATAAACGGATCAATATCACAAACAACACGACGAAAATCGTTATAACCTTCTTTAAGGTATAAAGTTATTTGTGCATCCGTAAGAAATGTTGTGTCTGATTCATCGGCATAAGACTTAAACATCTCTCTTACGTCACCAGTGTTCATCCGCCACCTCCCATCTGGGTGCGACCAAGACCCTGCTCAGGGTTAGCATCGTCAACCAAGGCTCGGCGTTGAGCCATTTGCCCTGCTTGCATACCCATTTGCTCAGCAGCCATTGCACTAGACATTGTAGCCATTGCAGAAATAGCTTCTTTGGGTTTGGGCTCAAGGCGCGGAAAGACTGTCCGCTCAAGCTGCATTCGTTGGTGCTCTTCGTCTTCTTTGCCGAAGGTAAGAACAGATACCAAGATATCTCGAATATAATTTTGGCGCTCATCAGGAAGCGAGTAGTATCTCGCGGTTTGCATAAAGCCTTTAAAGACTTCTTTGAACGCTTCAAGATCATCACTTGGCATAATCTCAATTGCGTGGCCGTCGATAACAGCATCAAGCATATCATGAGCATGACTAAAGCCAATCATGCGCTTGGTCACGCGATCGTTACCCGTGCGGTAGTCGAGAGCTTTAAGGGCTTCTTCTTTGTCAAGCAGCTCAAGCTTGACCATTTCAAGAATGCGCTGATCTCGGTCAGGCTTCTCGTCACGGAATAAAGTACCAGCCTCGAGGTACACCTCTGGGTCTTCACAGAGATCAGTAACGCGAAGTGTTTTATGGATAACGCGGCCCGCCTCATCCATCATTCGCATCATGCGAGGCTTGTTGTAATAAGTTTTGCACATCTCAAGAACACAAGTAGCAACATCAATCATTGCTTTTTCAAGGTTCTGTTGTGTTACCTGCAATTGCTGAGAATCTCGACTCGCGAGAGATTCGATAGCAGCGCCGGATTCGATACCAATAGCTCTTTTACCGAGGCTTGTACTATGCACGCCCGCAACATCAAGCATCTCTGCTGATAGCTGTCGAATGTTATCAAGTACATAAGCAGGTAAAGCGCCAGCAGTAACCTGCTGAGGGGCCGGTCCAGCAGTAGCGTTGTACATAACTTTTTCGCCCGGTCGAGAATCCGACAGCGCATCTTTTCCGACTCCGGAAGATTTAGGGACAAGCCATTTGGGATTGCCCATAAGCTCAGCGTTTTGCATAACCTGGCTTCGGCCTTTATTGTACATAACCTGAAGCTCAATAAGCGGCTCGACTAAGCCGATACCCCATAATCGACCAGGAACATTGGTATAACGAACAAACGTTACTGGGCTTTTGTGCGTTGGCCACTTGCTTTTATAGAGCCAGTG